CCAAGAGTTATAATGTGTATATGATACACAAAGATGATTTTGAAAAGGTGGGTGGATATGATGAAGATTTTTGCGGGAACTATGGTTATGATGATATTCACTTCTTTATGAAATGTAATCAACTTCTGCACGTAGAACATCTTGATGATATTAAGGTCAAGGTATATGCGAAAGAAAGCTCTTCCAAATTAATTAGAGATACAACAATCAATTCTAAACTTATGACAAATAAAGATTTGACTGAAACTAAACGAATAAGATTTAATTGGGAATACGTCAATTAAATTACTAAAATGTAAATTTTATATTTAATAATATGGAACAAGAAAATAAAAAAGGCGGCGGTAGAAAATCTAGCATAGCAACATACGAAGAAAGAATACCAGAAGCATTCGAAATGATACTTTATGACAAACTCTCCTACACAGAATTTAGGGTCCAAGGAGCCAAACGATGGGCCATTACCGAGCGTTCGGCTGAGAGTATTTGGAAAGACGTTAAAGATAGAATTAAAGCAAGATTTGAAGAGAAGACGGAAGAGATTATCTCCGAGCAGTTATCAAGGTACTTTGACCTACTTGCTAGGGCCAGAGCTGACAACAATAAGAGGGTGGAGCGCGAAACATTAGCGGACATCAATAAACTATACGGATTGGAACAAAGAAAGATTGACATCACATCAAATGGTGAACCAATCTCAATTAACATTAATCTAACGGAACAATAATTTTTTTCCCTTTATTACACGCAAAACTTCGTTTTTGCCTTACCATATATATGAAAATAGAATTTATAATACCAACATTTGAAAGAACAAATCACTTAATAGCATTGCTTGGGTCATTGATGGCTCAAACAAATCCTAATTGGACGGCACACGTTATCGCTGATTGTCCACCTGATGAGATACAAGATGCAATGAAAACCATTGTAGAATTTTTTAATGACCCAAGAATTAAATTAACCATACTAGACAAGCGTTATAATGACTGGGGACATACTCCAAGAAATATTGGTTTAGATATGGCGACCGAAGAATGGATTGTTATGACAGGGGAAGACAACTACTATGTTCCAACATTTGTTGAAGAGTTTTTAATTGCATCAAAGAAACCAGAGACACAATTTATTTATTGTGATATGTTACATAATCTGGTTAGCAATGTATATCAACCTATTAAAACAAAATTACAATTAGGTTATATCGACATTGGATGTGCGGCATATATGAATAGATTAATTAGGGGTTTAAGATTGGACCCAACTTATCCTGAGTCAGATCACACATTCATTCAAAAATACCTTATTAGTTTAACAGAATTTTTCATGCCAATAACCAAGATTGATAAAGTATTATACGTACATAACTAATGTCATCAGTAGAGATAACCCCAACCAAGAGACAATCACAAGCGTGGAAGTACTTAACTGACGACCACACTAACATTGTGTTATTCGGTGGATCTGCTGGTGGAGGTAAGAGTTGGCTGGGATGTTTATGGATTATTAATATGTGCATTCAATATCCAGGCGTTAGATGTTTGATAGGACGTACAGTATTACAACAGTTAAAACTAACCACACTTAATACGTTATTCGGATTGCTTAATCAAATGACATTTAAAGCAGGTGACCATTATACATTCAATGGTCAATCAAACGTGGTGACATTCTATAACGGATCGGAGATTATATTAAAAGATTTAGCATATCATCCATCAGACCCAAACTTTGATAACCTAGGTTCATTGGAGATAACAGCGGCGTTTATAGATGAAGCAGCGCAGATCACATCACTAGCATTCAACATTATAAAATCACGTTTAAGATATAAACTCAATGAGTATAACTTTATTCCAAAAGTATTGATGACCTGTAACCCATCAAACAACTGGCTTAAGAAAGAGTTTTACTTACCATTTATACAGGAAACATTAGAAGATAACAAAGTATTCATACCATCATTACCACTAGATAATCCGTACCTGCCGCCATCCTACATTGAGATGCTTAAGTCATTACCACCTCAACAACGTAAAAGATTGTTGGAAGGTGACTGGGATTACCTAGATGAAGCAGATGCATTATTCTCATTTGATGATATATCCAATTCAGTATTCAAATTTGTTCCACAAGAAACAGATAAGAAGTATATGTCAGTTGACGTAGCAAGGTTTGGAGCAGATAGATCCGTAGTGATGATTTGGAGTGGCATGGTTGTCCTAGAAGTGTTTGTCTTTACCAAACTATCAACCACAGAATTATCGGCTGAAATTAAGGAGTTAATTGCGAAGTACGGAATACATCCTACGAACGTTATCGTAGATAGTGATGGGGTAGGTGGTGGAGTTGCGGATCAGATCCGTGGAACCAACTTTGTGAATAACAGTTCAGCATTACACAACCAGAACTTTAGCAACCTTAAATCGCAATGTTATGTTAAGTTGTCTGAATTATTCAAAGAGAATAAGATTAGTTTGAATATACTAAACCCATCAGTTGTTGATGACTTGACACAAGAGTTATTAGCCATTAAATTAAAGGATGTGGATAAAGATAATAAAGTGGCAGTAATGTCAAAGGATGATATGAAAAGAATACTGGGTAAATCCCCTGACTTATCAGATGCTCTAATGATGAGAATGTACTTTGAAATAAAAAATATGAAAGCGACAGGAAGATATTCCATTGCATTCATTTAAAAAATATACATATATATGCTTAGATTTAAAATTGATGGTGAACCATACATTGTTAACAACGTAATCACGATAGAACAATACGCAAAGATTTATAAGATTAAGGACTTCTTCACACAAGATTACTTTGCAGCAAAACTAATTAGCACAGTAAGTACTTGTCCATTAGAGGATTTATTAGATTGTCCATTTGAAGAGATTGTATATATATCCAATTATATAACAGATAAACTACCCAAGAATGATGACATTGTATTCAAAGATAAATTTGAATTAAACGGTGTTGAATATGGTTTCTTTCCTAACTGGAGAGACCTAACCTTTGCTGAGTTTATTGATATGGATACGTTATCAACAAAAAAGGTTGATGAATTATTGGATGTATTACATATTCTAGCGGCAATTATGTACCGACCAATCACCAACAAAATTTCCGAACATAACTTTGAGATAGAGAAATATGATTTAACAACGCTACCAAAACGAGCCGAATACTTCAAAAAGAATTTAGATGTGTCATATGTAATAGGTGCACAGTTTTTTTTTATCAAGTACGCAAAGAAATATTCAACCTATACCCCTCCATCTTTGGTGAGCAAGATGAACTTATGGACCCAGATAAAACTAATATGGATGATGTGGAGGATGATTTTCAAACTAACTTCCAAAAATCGTTCGGGTGGTTTCTTGTCGTCAACAAAATTGCTGACAACGATTTTACTAAACACGAATACATCTACCAAAAAAACATCACGGAAGTTCTAAATCAACTGTCATATCTCATATCGTGGGAACAAGAACAGATTAAAGAACAGAAGAAATTGCTAGGTCAGGTATAATTTCAAGTTACATTTCGGATTATTTTATATTTAATAATAGAATGGTTAACACAAGTTCAATTAATTACAAACAGATAGTAGCGGATTTAAGTTCAATCGCTTATCACCACCAACAGATTAAATCTTTTGGGTTTGGTGATCTTGCACAATGTACAAACGATATTGTAACCAAACAGGAACCAGAATATCAAAGAATGTATGTTGTTCCTGGGGATGTAAAATTAGACGAAAATTATCTTAATTATCGCTTCTCTATCATCATAATGGATAGAGTTGATGATGACCAATCAAATCAGGCGGAAGTAATGTCTGATACATTGAGAACAATAATGGATGTTTGGACCGTTCTATTACAATCATATACCGCACAACAAGGTGACTTTAGTTGGTATTTGGTTGTAAATGAGAACCCAGATGTTATACCATTCTTAGAAAGATTTGAAACCATTCTAGGTGGGTGGACATTAAACGTATCATTTCAAGTTGCGTTTGATTATAATAGTTGTACACCACCAGTTACAGGGAACTTCCAATTCCCAGAAGACCAACAATACAACAGTTACAAATATATATTGGATGAGTTTCAAGAATTTGCAAACTTACACCAACAGGTTAATTCATATGGATTTGGAGATATAGAGCAATTAACAAACGACATAATAACAAAACAAGAGCCAGAATATCCGCGTATGTATGTTCTACCTGATATCACTTTGATACAACGTAGTCATATACATTTAGGATGGAGAGTATTCTTTGTTGATAAGTTAAACAATGACATTTCAAATTTTACAGATGTATTATCTGATCAATTAGAAATTGTTAAGGACTTTTTTGCAAAGTTATATCTATCGGATTTTGATGCAGGTGTGGAAGCAAATGTTATACCATTCTATGAGAAGACAGAAACAATCTTATCAGGATGGATAATTGAGTTTCACTTTATTCAAAAGTATGATTATGATAGATGTGTACTTCCAGTGTTACCATTTACGACAGGACTTACCTGGGCTCAAGTTTCTGAATTATGGAAAAATGTTTCCAGTGATTGGAAAAACGTATAAAACAAAAATATTAAAAATGCTATGGGTCAATTAACAAATCTCTATGTATCACAATCCTATCAGGGTCTATTAAAGATGACTGATAGTACTAATGGTTTAACTAACACACTACAAACTGTTCAAACAGGTGATGGGGATAATTCTCCATTGCAAATGAGTTTAACTCAGGTAAACATCTCTGGTTCATTAACCGTTAATGGTGCACCTATTTCAATTGATACAGGTTCATTTGCAACCACAGGTAGTAATACATTTATCGGTAATCAAACAATAACAGGTTCATTATTCTCAACAGATATTATTGGTACAGGAAGTTTATTCTTAAAACCAAATCAATCTGATGCAAGATATGTAGAAATATATAATACATCACCATTAGATACACACATCACAGCAAGTGGTGGTCAAATATTCTTAGGTGACGATGTAACATATGTCAAGGTTGACAATTACGGTTCGGTTAAACGTATTGATAT